ATAAAAGCTATTATGTCTTCAACAAAGAATAGTTTATGTTTTACTATTGCTTCTTTTGCTTGTTCAAATATTTTAGTCTTGTCGTATGCCATTTCGTTTTATTATTAATGTAGGGTCTAATTTTTTCATTCGGTCTATTATTACTTGGCAATATTTAGGGTCTAATTCCATTCCGTAGCATTTGCGTTTAAGTTGGTGTGATGCTACCATTGTTGAACCACTACCTAAAAATACATCTAACACTAAACCATTATCGGGGCAACTTGATTTAATTGCTCTTTCGCATAGTGGAATTGGTTTAGGTGTTGCGTGTCCTCCTGTATCTTTTCTTTCATCTTGACTTGTTCTGCTGAAATGCCAAACATTATTCATATTATCGTGCAAATTATCAAAATAAGACCTTGATGCATATAATTCATTTTTTGCCTTGTCGTGTTCTTTTTTTAGTTCATTATATTCTCTATTAAATGCTTTACCATTGCTAATAGATTTAATTGATTCATAATCTTTTTGTGTAGGAAATGCCCACTGTGATTTTGTCCAATAGTGCGAATGAAAAGAACTTGTTACCAACAAAATTTGTTCATTTTTTAATCCACTTTTTTCCTTTTCTTCTTTTAAGTAATTTAATATGTTTTGATAACCTTCATAAAAATCATCTACTTTTCTATTTTGTCCATCTTGACCTAACATAATAAATAAACATTTTTCATCTGCGTTTGCAAAACTTCTACGTAATTGTGATAGTTGTCCTTGACCGTGTCCTTTATCCCAAGTAATTAAATTTCTAAAATATATTTGTCCACTTTGTACATATGATTTTAATATTTCAGAATAAATATCCATTAAAGGTTCATCTATACCCCAACAATAAAAACTTCCACTATCTTTTAAATGTAAAAACTGTAAAGGAATCCACTCCTTGTTAAAATCTAATAAATCCGAATAGTTTAAGTTATCATTTAAAACTCCTTCTTTTTCTTTCTTCATTCCGTATGGTGGGTCATTGTGTGCCATATCTGCCTTCTCTCCATTCATAAGTTTAGCAACTGAATCTGAATCTGTACTATCCCCACATAATAATCTATGTTCTCCTATCTCAAATAAATCCCCTAAAACAATATCAGTTTCAATACCTCCTTCAGGTGCTTCAAAATCATCTTCTTCTGCTTCTAAATTAGATACTTCAAAGTTTGGTATGTCTAATCCCCATTCTGTTAATTGCTCGGTGTCCCAACTGTTTGCCAAGTCATCCCAATTCCATTCACCAAATCCTACGTTATCTTTAATGATAAATTCGTTTTGTTGCTCGGGTGTCAATTCACTTGCTTTGATTATTGATACTTCTTTTAGTCCTGCTTCAATACAAGCCTTTAATCTCATATTGCCACCAAGCACTATCATTTCATCATTTACAACTATTGGTCTTATATCCAACATTTGTGGAAATTCTTTAACCGATTGCACAAGTTTTTTAAATTTGTCATCTTTAATAATTCTTGGATTATTTGGGTTGCTTTTTACTGCGGTTATTTTTACTGTTTCTATTTTCATAAATGCGTTTTGTTCATCGTGTAGACAAACGGTTTTATTGGGTTTGTATTAAATTGTAAATAAAATTCATATCTGCTTTGCCATTGCCATGAATTATAGTTGGTTTAAAGTTATCTTTAGTTATAAATATATTGTTCTCTATTTTGTAATCACTTGGTAATATCCCACACAATGTTTGAAATACTCTGCAATCATGGTCTATACCTATGCTTGGGTTGTCAAGTAGCCATTTAGTTGCTATTCTTTGGTCATCTTCGCTATCGTGTATTTGTCTTGATTCCATTAGTTTTATAAAGGTTTCTGACTGCATATAGTATGCACCTGAATTTAAGAATCTAAACTTTGTATTTGGTTTTGTGTACTGCTCACGTTCTTCGTATTTAGATAATTGGTTTTCATCTGGCCAACAGTTTACTTCTGAATTAAACAAGCAGTTCCAATATATTTTACGTTTAGTGTTTGCAGGTGTATCTAAAAAGAATGTATCGTATGCATCTACAAATATAAATTCTTTAATAGTTGGATTTGCTTTTAAGTATTCATATACCTTGTTTAGTTTCATTGCAAAGCCTTGCCATTGGTTTACTTCAATTATATGATATTGCCAACCAAAGTGATTAAGTGACCTTTCTAACTGAAAACATTTACTTTTATTATCTGCTACTGTTAATACTATCATAAATCTACTTTTATTGGTATTGTGCCATTTATTAATCCATCTTTGATTTTGTAAAACTCTTCCATTTTTTCGCCTGCATATTTACGTTTCCATTCCGTGTAAGCATCGCCACCTACATCAATATGATCAATGTCAATATGTGGCAGGAATGCTAATTTATATCCAAGTAGTATTGCTCTAATACAAGCTAATGTGTCATCAAATCCATATACTCCTGCTTGCATTAATCCACCCATTTTATTTATTAGTTCAGGGTGAAACATTTGTACTGTTCCCATTATGTCTGCACTTTCTTCTACTACTACCCAGTTGTCGCCTTTCTCGTGTGGCAGCATTTTTAGTTCTGTTTTCCAATGGTTACTTGCGTTTGGTGACTGCATTAAGTCTTTACGTTTTAAACCTAATATTCCATAGCCTCCGAGTTTCATTGCTAACTCCATTTCTTCTACCCAACCATAGTTATTTATTACAACATCGTTATCCATTTTAATTACTACTTCATTTGGTTTACGATATGCCCACGCTTGGTTAATTGCTTTTGCAGTACCTACGTTTTCGGTGTTGGTTATTACAGTTATAAATTGTTCGTGTTCTTCTAAAATATTTTTAGTTTCTATACACGAATCATTGTCTATAACTATAATTCTGTGTTCACTAAAATCAACTGTATTCGCTAAACTTTCAAGTGTTTGTAATGTATATTTACTTCTTTTGTTTTCTTCTGTGTCATGCACAGCCATTGCGATTAATGCCATTACTTCTTTATTTTTATATTAGGTTCGTTTTGTTTTACCCACTTAACCATATTTTTTACTGCATCTAAATTACATGCTGAACAATCGCCACTTCTTATTCCTGTAACCTCGTGGCTCAATGATTTAATTTCTAATAGTTGTTGGCTTGTACCCACCCAACTTGTTTCGTTATCAAATATTTTAATTAATTCTAAAAGGCTAAATCGGTTATCGCCTTTTTTCTTCATTGCAAAATAAATTTCATCAAAGTTTCTCATATTTTGTACATTATTCGTTTTAGTATCATTGAAAAATAAGCAGCATAACCTGCAAGTGCAAATGCTTGTGTGTAGTTAATTAAATCAAATTGAATAGTTATTACACAAATCCAAAAAGATAAGCACACGTTGCAGTTAAATGGCTTAAAATCCAACCAAGTTGGTAGTTGTGTTAAACTAAAAAAGGAAGTGAACAACATTGCTATTCCTATGCAGTATATTATTAAATCTATCATAATTTTAAAATGCTTTTATATGCTTTGTAACGTGCTTCAGCTATTCTATCAATGTGTTGAACTTGTACATCTAAATATAATTGTTCGCTTAAATCTTCAATCATATTTGGGTTTTCTATTAACTTAACCATGTGCTTATACCAATCGTTTTTATGCTTTACTACTAAACAATTTTTGCCATGATTTAACATTGGTTCGTATGGGTGAACATTTGATACTATGCAAGCCTTCTTTTTAAATCCACTCTCAATAAGTTTTAGGTTTGATTTTAGCCTATTAAATCGGTTATCTCTTAAAGGTATAAGGGAAACATCTATTGTGTCGTAAAACTTTGCATATTCGTTTATTGATACACTTGGGTAGGTTGCAAACTGTGATTCACTTGCTTTGCCCTTACAACTCATTACACCTGCTATTGCTCTGCTTGTATCATCATCAATACTAAAACCACCATAAACTACTTGAAATTTACTTCTATATTTATCTTGATGATATAGTGAATATAAACCATCGTGCATTAGCAATACGTCTTCAAAGTGTGTTATAGAACCACTCCAACCGAATTTAACTATATCAAGTTCTCTTTTTGCAAACTTATATTGGTCTTCACTTGGGTTTATTGCGTTTGGTATTTCATAAGCATTCGGTTGGCTTGCTTCATACTTTAAAGTTCCTGATAAGTATTCGTGTGTAGTTGTTATTGCTTTTGCGTAGTGTAGTGCTTGAAGTATTTTTGCTGCATGGTTTTCTTGCTTTGCTGCCTGTTGTAGTATGTGCCAATTAGGTAATCTATAATCGTCATCAATATCTAATACATAAGGCACATTTGCATCTTTTAATTTTCTTATTACATCGTTTCCTTTTACTCTGCTTATAAATCGGTTTGCTATAATTATATCAAAGCCTTGCAGGAACTCTATTGTTGCGCTATCTATTTCATTTATTTGATACATATCCACATCTTTAATAAACATTTCTGCCATGCGCTTATGTGGTTGCAATAGTCGGTGATAGTCTACACCACTTATATTAGGATAACTCGGTATGATTACAAGGATTTTCATTTGCAAATTTTTTAATTTTTTCTTTTACACTTCGTAATGCTGAATAACTAATGCCAGTTATCTTACTTATTTTGCGCATTGATTTATGTTCTGCATATAGTAACACTATTCTGTTTTCAAACTCACTGCAACCAAGCATAAAGTTTTCTATTTTCTTAAAGTCTAAATCGCTGTCATCTATTATTCTTTCGGATTCACTTTCCATAAATTCATCCATTGGAATTTCTTTACTAAATAACTTACCTAACTTGCCATTGCGTGAAATAATGTTTTTAGCTACACAATAATACCAAAACTGTAAATAATTTAATGTGGGTAAACGTTCAGCAGGAATAGTTAATATCTGTTCAATTACTTCTTGGTAAATATCATCGCTATAACTTGGGTCTAACTTTCGGCAGGTATCAAGGTATGCAGGGTTATTTAAAATTTCATTTACTATTTCAATGCGTTCCAAATTGTTACCATTATTGGCGATGCAAAGTTTACCCTATTGTTTTTTAAGTATTAAACAAGTTATCAACTATATTTAAATTAATTCTAATTGCTTTGAACTTGACTTTTGTATTATTCCTAAAGCAGTTTCAAATATTGTTTTACCTGCTTCATAATCCACAAGGTTTCTTGCCATTTTTAAAATTAATTGACTGCCTTTGTACTTTGTAAAATCATAATCGTGAAATTTATTATAATGAGATAATGATTCTGAATTTGTATTTTCTTCTTTTAATTTATTACCTCTTGTTGATAATTGATTTGGTAGATTAAAATTAGCCCAATATAAATGTCTACCTCTTTTTTGTGCCGGTATTAAAGGTTCATAATATGGAATAACATTTTCAATACAGTATTTACCTTTAAAGTGGTGTTGTAAAAATAATATTTCTTGGTATAAATTCATATCTGGAAATATTGGTTTTTTACCATTTATTCCAAAACCCCAATATCTTGCTCGGCTGTGGCTCGGACAAGGAGGCGAACTCCAAATAAAATCAAACTCTTGGTAATGTTCTAATAAATATTGGTGTGCATCTGCAACTATTACAATATCATTTGGGAATCTTTCTTGATAAAGCCTTGCTGCTTCAGGGTCAAGTTCAACAGCAGTTACTTTAATATCTGCAACTTCATCCCACTTGTAACGATTACCACCTAAACAAGCATACAGGTTTAATACTTTTATTTTTTCCATAATTAAAATTCTTTTAAGTTATTTAATAATTTTATTTCACTTTCTAATTTCTTTATTCTTTCCATAAATATTATTTGGTTAGTTTCAAGTTCCTGCACCTTTTGGCGATAGATAATTGATTCGAAGTAGTATTTACCATATTGGCATTGAATATCATAAAGGTTTTTAAGGTGTGCTGTAGCCGTTATTTTTCTTTCACCTGTAGATTGCATAACTTTAAGTTCAAAATCCTCTACAAATGATGTAATATGCCATAGATTAATATAATTAGGTTCTCTATGTGTCATTAGATTTGTAAACCCACAATATTCATCCATAATCAATCTTAACTTTTTGTAGTCGTTTGTGCGCAGTTCGTTTAACTTTTGCTGCTCATCTTGAAATTGTTTAAGTTCGTTCATAGGTCATAAATATTTTATAAAGTTGCTCAACTGTTGAGTATTCTCTTTGCTCGTTTGTTAGGCTCATTATGTATTTGCCAAATTTTATTGCTAATTCCATTAGAATGGTGCTGTGTTAAATGGGTTTTCTAAATTTATTGTTGATTGTATTTCTTTTGCAGGTGCTTTGTATTTTTCTTTAAAACCAGTGTCAATAACATTTATTCTGCCATCAATTGTTTCACTGTAACATTTTTTTATCCAATCATAATCAAGTTTACATATTCCTGTGTTACCAACTATTCTCGGTTTTACTTTTTGTATTATTATATCCACTTCATTACCTAATTGCATCTTACCATTTGTTTCTATGTACTCTCTATTTATACAAATCATATTATATGCTTTCTGAATCCAAGCAGCACCACCATCAATTTCATAAGGTGTAGGTGCTTTTGGTAGTTCTCCGTTCTTTATTCCTATTGGGTTCTTTGCGTGGCATATTAAGAATGAATGTATTTTTTGACTTGCTGCAAGTTTATTCCACTTTGGTAGTTTTCTTTTTAAATAATCTGAAACATTAGTATAATTTTCGTGTTCAATATCATTCCAATTATCTATTGTGCTTGTGTGAATACCATAATCTTTTTTGCAATCCTTTACTAATTTTATATACTCATCAAAATTTAAACCTTTCTCATCTGTATCTTCAGCAACTATAAAATGTTCCTGCACGAATGGTTGTACTCGGTAGTATTCTGCTTCACTTATGTAGTTATGGTATCGCTTATCAAATGTTTTACCTGTTAATCCGTGTATAATAGCAGCATAAATATCCTCACTTGAACCACTTTCAGGGCTGTATATTAAATGTTTTCTGCCATACTTAACACTTAATGATATTAGCAATTGAAATAAGAACTCTGTTTTACCCATTTTAGGATAACCATAAATAATTGTTGTGCCAACAGGTTTTACTCTGTAAAAAGGATTTAAAGTTTGAAACCCAGTATCTAATAATTCATCTGAACTATTTTCTCTTAAATGTAAAATTTTATCATTTACATCAAATAATCTTTTTATAGTAGCCATTAGTAAATAATTATTTTAGTCTTGGTTTCAGTTGGTGCAGATAAGTATAGTGCTAATTTATCCGCACGTGATATAAATTCAGGTGTTAAGTATTTAGGGTTTTCAATATGAAACTTATCTTTACTGCAATTTATTACTGCTTTGCAAATATCTTCTTTTGTGTAACCTTCTTTTATTCGTGCCTTAAAACTTTTTTTAGTAGCTTCAGGTATTGATTTAAAATTTCTATTTGTAGTTTTATTAAACCAATTTAAAAATAAATCAAAATTAAAATCCTTATGTATATCTTTTACATTTACATTTACATTATCATTAACAGTTAATTCCGTTGCAACGATTTCAACGTTCGTTAATTCCGTTAACTCTTGTTCTTTTTTAAGTCTTCTTGCTTCAGCACTTTTTTTACCTGCATCTGACCATTGTTCACGTTTACCTTCATACTTTTCTAAATCTCTTTTAAGTTGTCTTTTGATAGGAATAAATGCAACATTTACAATAGGGTTTTCAGTAGTAGGTTGTTTATCATTTACATATTTAAGTATATGCTTAATTAATTTACCTGCTATTACATCTTCTAACTCATCAAATAATTCTTCATAATCTGCATATAGCAAAAAACCTTTTTTATTTTCAGCCATAATTAAAAAGGGTCGTTAGATAGTTTAGCAATTTCTCTTTTTAGTTCATTAACAAAACTAATTGCAGTTGATTTGTCTAAAAAAATAAATGATTCAGGAAATTTTTCAGTTTCACTTTTAAAAAAAGCTATTGAAATTTCAGTTTTGCTTTTTCCACCCATAGAGTTTAATGGGTTTCCAATTTTTAAAGCACCATTTGCTTCATAATTACTTGATGAAGTAAATATTTTTTTTACCATAATTTGTAAAGGTTGTTAGATACCAGTAAACTATTAAAATGGAAAAGCCACAGATTAGGTTGTAGCTAACTGTGGCTTGTTCCTTTATATTTAACTTTTGGAAAATTAAAATTAGGAATGTGAATGGCTACAACCTCATTCAACTCTTGCAAATATAAATATATTATTTC